GTCCGTCCGAACAGGCCGGTATTGTGCGCGGTCTTCGCGAGGGCAAGCCCCTGACAACGGTGCTCGCCAGTGACAAGAATGAAAAGCCGAAGCTCGATCCCCAGGAAGAAATCTTCCAGAAGGTCAAGGCCCTCCTCGCGAACGCCGACGAGACCACCCTCGCTCGCATCCTCAACCATATCGGCGACCAGCGCGACCTCTCTTTCCTTGAGGCAGCGGCATGAAGCGCGACCCTTCCCAGCTCGACTTTTTCAGCAAGCCGATCTTTCCTGTCCGCTCGCCCGTTGCCCGTATCGATATCGACCGTTACCGCTCGAAGATGAAGCGGGCCATGGCGCGCGCTATTCGCGAATGCCAGTATGATCGGCCGACGATCGCCGCCCGCATGGCGCAGTATCTCGGTCTACCCACGATCAGCAAGGCGATGCTCGACGCCTACACCGCCGAGAGCAAGGGCGGACACGATATCACCCTGCCGCGCTTCGCCGCCTTCGTGCATGCCACCGGCGCCATGTGGCTTTGGGACGAGGCCGTTTCCGACCAGGGCGCAACCCTGCTTGTCGGCGACGAGGCACGCCTCGCCGAGATCGCCCGCCTCCAGCAGGAACAGGAAAGCATCAAGGCCGAACTTCGCAGCCTGCGTTCGACGCCGGTGCAAATCCGGAGGGAACGCTGATGGCCGGCAAGATCTCCATTATAGGCCAGATCGCCGAGGTCGATCGGGAAATAGCCGAGCGGCAAAAACTCTATCCGCGCATGGTCCACGAGGGTCGGATGCAGGAAGAGAAGCGCGTCATGCTGATGGACCGCATCTACGCAGTCCGAGCCACGCTGATGTTCTGCCGCGAGCATGAAGCTGACATCCGCGCCTACATCGCGGCAAAAAAGGCAGGTGCGGCATGACGGAGTGGTTCACCCTCGCCGAGATTTTTGCCCTCAAGCTGCCCGATATGCCAGCTTCCGAACGCAGCCTCTATCGCCATGCCCAGGACCATTGGAGCGGCGTTGCCGGGTGCGTCCAGCTGCGTGAGGGCAAAACACGCCCAGTTCTCGAATACCACCTCAGCCTCTTTCCCGCATCAGCACAATGGCGCCTTCGCCAGCAGCCGGACGGCGCGTCCTGGGAGGAGGCTCGCGCCCGCAAGAACCTGCTCTGGTCCGTCTTCAATCGGCTTCCGAAGGCGACGAAAGACATCTGTGAGGGTCGTTTGAAGGTGCTTAACCGCGTCGAGCAGCTGGTCAAAGATGCCGGCCTCTCACGGCTTGCCGCCATCGGCGTTGCAACCCATGACGCTGGTATCCAGAAGTCTGCATATTACGACTGGCGGAAAGCCACCGAAGGGCTCGATCCCGAAGACTGGCTTCCCGCGCTCGTTCCGTCCTCACCGTCCGCCAACGGCATTGCGCCAAAAATGGCCGAATGCCATCCCGACGCATGGGATTTCCTGAAGTCTGATTACCTTCGCCCGGAACGGCCAGGGTTTTCCGCCTGCTATCGTCGGGTACAGGAAGCCGCCGCCATTCAGGGGTGGGCACCAATCCCCTCGGAACAGTCGCTGCGCCGCCGGCTGAAAGCCGAGGTTCCGAAGGCCATACAGGTTGTCACCCGTGAAGGCCGGGAGCGCGCGAAAACCCTTTACCCCGCGCAGCGCCGGACCCGCGACTGCTTCCACGCCATGCAGGCCGTCAACATGGACGGTCACCAGCTGGATATCTTCATCCGCGTGCCGCATCGTGAGAAGCCGATCCGCATGTACCTCGTCGGCATCCAGGACCTCTATTCGAACAAGATTCTATCGTGGCGCCTCGACGAGGCGGAGACATGGGAAGTTGTGCGACTTGTCGTCGGCGACATGGTGGAAAGCTACGGTATCCCCGAAGACATCTACATCGACAACGGTCGAGCCTTCGCCTCGAAGAAGATCTCCGGTGGTGCCAAGACGCGCTATCGTTTCAAAGTCCGCCCCGAGGATCCGGAAGGCCTGCTCGTCGCCCTTAAGATCACGCCGCACTTTGTGCTGCCGAAATCCGGCCAGTCGAAGCCGATCGAACGCGCCTGGGGTGATTTCGCGGAGAACATCTCCAAGCATCCTATTTGTGCGGGCGCCTATACCGGTAAGAACCCGAACGCAAAGCCCGACAATTACATGAAGACGGCTATCGGCCTTGATGACCTCAAGCGGCTGATCGCCCATCAAGTGGCCGAACACAACGCCCGAACCGGCCGCAACACGAAGATCGCGAGCGGGCGCAGCTTCGACGCTGTGTTCACGGAAAGCATGCAGCAGCCGATGACGATCGTCCGGCGCGCATCCGAGGCCCAACGCTTCCTCTGGCTGCTCGCCTCCGAGACGATCAAGACCCAGAAGGGCAGCGGCGCGGTGCACTTTGCCGGGAACCGATACTGGACGGGCGAACTGAACCAGCACGTGGGCGATCAGGTCACGATCCGCTTCGATCCCGATGACCTGCATAGCTCAATCAAGGTCTACGACCTGAAAAACCGGTTCATCTGTGACGCGCCATGCCTTGCCGATACCGGCTTCAAGGATCAGGCCGAAGGGCGCCTTCACGCGCGCGGAAAGGCTGAATTCGACAAGACGAACCGGGCCGCTGCCGCCGCACAGAAACGGTTCAACGAAATCGAACTCGGCACGATGCTGCGCAAGGGACAGCGTGATCTTGAGAAGGTCGAGCCGGTGCACCCGAACGTCACCCGCATTTTCACGGGCAATCTGGCGCCCGAGACGCCGCCGTCTCGCGCAGAAGATTTTGAACAGGGTTTTTCCAAGGCAATGGCCCGTGTCGCGGGCGGTTCCTCGGTCCTCGCGTTCCCGAAAGGGGATAAGGCCGGCAAGTAACGCGTCCGGCCGCTCAAACTGAGCCGAAATGTAGTGCGTACGGTTCCGGAAAAAAGAAAGGGCGGGAGTGGAAGTCCCGCCCAACAGAGCCCCAAAGGGCAATACACAAGGAACCTTTTAGATGAATAAGCATGTTGGCACAAGCCAGATGACGGCCGGCCCCACCTGGGAACGCCCGGTCAACCCGCCCGTGCTCCTCGACAACCGGACGGAAGACGACATCCAGTTGTGGTGGCAGCTGGTGGACGGCGTGATCGAAACTGCGAAGGGGAGCGGCTGGACGAAGGCCGAAGTCGCGCGCCGGATCGGCATGGCGGACGGCACCTTCAGCCAATGGTTTTCCGGCAAATATAGCGGTCGGCTCGACAGCACCAACAAGATCGTCCAGCAGTGGTTGGCCGCGATCGAAGAAAACGCCTCCATCGCCGCGACCATCCCGCAGTCTCCACCCTTCATGAAGATGAAGGGCACCGTCGAGATCCTTGACACCCTCATGTGGGCGCAGCTCTGCCCCGACCTGGTCATGATCACACTCGGCGCCGGCATGGGCAAATCCGAGACCTGCATGCATTTCGAGCGGTCCCGTCGCCATGTCTACCGCGCCACGGTCTCGGAAAACACGAAGACCGTACATGGCATGCTGACCGAGCTGGCGGAGGAGCTGGACGTGCGCGAGCACAACCCCGCCCGTCTCGCCCGCGCCATCGGCAACAAGATCCGCCGGGCCGGCGACGGCACGTTGCTCATCGTCGATGAAGGTCAGCACCTCAATGACGAGGCGATCAACCAGCTTCGCCATTTCGTCGATGTCTACAAATGCGGCGTCGCGATTGTCGGCAATGCCGAAGTCTACACGCGGTTCTCGAAGGAAAAGAAGAAAAACCGGTCCTATGACCAGTTGAAAAGCCGCATCGGCAAGCGCCTTCAGCGGCCCGAGCCCTATGCAGAAGACCTCGTCACCTATGTGAAATCTTGGGGCGTCGAAGACCCGGATTGCGCAAAGTTCCTGATTGCCATCGGCAAGAAGGGCGGAGCGTTCCGGCAGATCGACAAGACGATGAAGCTCGCCACCATGTATGCGAACGGTCGCGGCGAGACAGTCGCGCTCATTCACATCACCGAGGCGTGGAAGAACCGCGACGTGGAGGATATGCAGTGAAAGCCGCTATCCTCGACACCTCCCTCAGCACCACGATCAAGGATGTCACCATTGCCGTGCTGCCCTACACGGCAGAAGGCAGCACCATGCCGACTGGCACGGCACAGGATATCGTCATCCGGCTGGCCAAGGCGTTGAAGCTCGCCTCACTGATGGAACAGGAGCTTCTCATCCATCGTGTCGGCGAGCCGAACATGGCCGTCCGCGAAGTTCTGGAAACCAGCGCCGCCATCGTCTTTGACGATCTCACCCGCGTTGTGCGGCCGACCGTGGTCAAGGTCGATTTCGGCAAGGGGAGGAAATCGTGAACGTCGATTTTTCCCTCACCGACCATCTCATCGATCTTCGGAGGGCCGTCATTGCGGCTCTCCAGCCGGGCCACACAGTCGGCTACGGCGAGACGCTCATCATCACCGAACGGTTCAACACCGCCGTCGCACTCGCCCAGGAAGTCGAGGAGGAAAACCGCATCCTCGACCATCGCATTCGGGCTAGCAACGACGGCCTCAGAAACCGGAAGGCGGCGGCGGACATCACGGATGTTGCCACCGGCGACAATGTGACCGCCTTCCGGCTCCTCTCTCCCAAGAACTGAAACGACAATGGAAGGATCTCAAGACATGAAATCTGCGACAAAGAAGAAAGCCAAAGCCCTCGCTCGCGTACCGCAGTCCCGTGAGGACGCGGTCTTCGCAGTCGGCCGCATCGGTACGCTGCGCCGCGAAATCCAGCGTCTTCGCGCTGAGGCCGACGAAGTTATCCGTGTCGCCGGTGAGAATTTCGAGCAGGTCACCGCCGAACTCGTCGCCGAGCTAGGTGAGCACGAACAGGGTGTGCATGCCTATTGCGAAGCCCGGCGGCTCGAACTCACTCAGGAGGGCAAGGTCAAATACCACGATTTCGGAACCGGTCGGATCAACTGGAAACTCCGCCCGCCTCGCGTGAGCATCCGCGCCGTCGAGACCGTGATCGAAGCCTGCAAGAAAGTCGGTTTTCCTCAGTTCGTCCGGGTGAAGGAAGAGGTCAATAAAGACGCCATGTTGGCCGATCCCGACAAGGCGCGCCTCATTGCCGGCGTCACGATTTCCTCAGCAGGAGAGGAGTTCGTCATCGAGCCGGCGGAGCTGGAAAGCTCGCTCGGCAAGGCGTGAGGCAATCATGACCCGCGCCCTCGCCCACATCCGTGCAGCCAAGCTGCTTGCGCAATCTCAGTGCCCGGTTTGTGGCGCTGCCCGCACCGAGACGATCGGCGGATCTCGTTCGCCTATCGCCATCTGCGTTTACCGCTGCACGGCCGAATTCGAGGTTGATGGCAACGGCGAGATTATCCCGATGAACGTTTGCCCGTCTGGCTCCTATGGCGCTGCCGCGCGGTTGAACAGGGAAGCGCGTGCCGAGGCCGTGCGCCAGGCAGGTGCGGCATGAGGCACTTCCGTGACGCAAAGGACATTGAGGCTGAGCTTGCCGAACTCTACCGCACCCACGGCGCAACCATCGTCGAGAGCGGCGGGCAGCGCTTTGCCCGGTTCGAAACAGAATGCGCATGCGGGACAGTCGAGCTGAATGAGTGGCCGCTTACCGAAATGGCCATCGTCATCGAGCGCCGGCTTTCCGCTTCACCTTTGATATCCACCAACACCATGGAAAGGAAAGCCCCATGACGGACGCTCACGGCGTTGCCCGCGACCAGCTGCGCGCATTCATCGAGCGCATCGAACGGCTGGAGGAGGAAAAGAAGACCATCGCCGACGACATCAAGGATGTCTACGGCGAGGCCAAGGGAACGGGTTTTGACGCGGCTGTGCTTCGCAAGGTCATCCAGCTCCGCAAGCAGGACAAGGACCAGCGCATGGAGCAGGAAGCCATCCTCGACACCTATCTGCAGGCGCTCGGCATGGTCGAGCTACCGCCTGAAGAGTGAACATGGAGGCAGTAGCGATGGCAACTGAACAGGAATAAGACGACATCATCGCCCCCATGCTCGCCGACGTGGCGAAGCAAGCCGCCGACCTCGGCATGAGCCTTATCGCCCGCGTCGAATGGGTGCCAGGTGAGAGCGGCATCACCCAGATCGGCCCGATGACCAGCATCGGCCAATTGATGACCCAGTATGCGGCCCACAGCCACGGCAACATCGACAAGATGATTTTGAGCATGCAGCGGGCCGGCATCGACATGTCACAGTCGATCTGCCTTCGCAGCACCACCCCATCATCATCCGGAAAGGATCAGCCATGACCGGCCCTTGGTCAACATGCGGCCAAGAGCCGTGGTATGTCGATAACGACGAGGCTCACGCCTATTCGAGCGTCGGTCTCGCCAAGGATGGCGAGGTGAAGGCCATCGCCGTTTGGACCGGCGAGCACGACCATGCCGACGAAATGGTTGCCGCGCTCAACGCTTATCGGTGGCTTCCGATCGATCAGGCTGACAAGTCCATCACCCAGGTGCAGGACTTCTCGGAGGTCGGCATCACCCTGCGCAACTCGGATCGATATTGGGTCCGCGACGAAGATGGCCGGGTCTACGAAGCATCGTGGACCGACGACAAGGTTGGCTACTGGTGGGATTGGGAAGGCGAAAGCCCGGCCGATCCTGTCGAGTTTATGCCGCACCCGCTCGATCCGCGCTGGGGAGACGCCAGCAAAATGAAGGGAATTTCCGAATGAACTATATGGAGCGCGCAGAAAAAGAGACCAAGGAAACGTTGGAGCGCGTCAGGCGCGCGGTTTCCAACGGCATGTCGCCCACGGACGCCATCAATCGCAATGCCCATACAGCCGAGAGCTATTCGACGGCACTCAAAGAGTACGGCTTGAAGCCGGATATCCCGGACTGATGCGGAGAGACGATATGATGTACCCAACCATGGATGAAATCATATTGGCTGCTTGCCGTGCTCATGCGCCACAGTTCGACCAGATGGACGCGGAAATCCAGAAGTACGCCAAGGCACAGATGAGGCTGGCTATTGCAATAGCGGTCATCGATCTTGTCAAGGCAGGCCGCTCTATTCTCGACAACGGAGCGGACCCAGAGGATGGGCAACTCGATACAGCGCTTGAGCCCTTCGAGGAACTGATCCCATACGACAGCACGGTAGAGGCTGACATCAGCGCCGCCATAGCCACGGGCGGAGCCGTGTCATGAACAGCCACCTGAAACCTATCAGCGACGATCAACTCCGGGTCGAGCATCGCCTCCGGCCCGGCGACAGGCTTCATCGCCTCGTCGCTCGTTTGGCCGACACCTACATCGATGACCTGGATGACGACAGGATCGAGGAGCTTGAGCGCAAGGTCGACGAATGGCGCTGGATGCACGCAGACGGCTCCCGGTTCACGGCGCCATCATCGGTCGGAGGCGACAATGGCTGATCAACTCGCCAAGGTTCACGTCCACCCGACCGATCCGATCGCAGACGGCATCCTGTTCGACGACACGCACGGGGCTTCCGATGCGATCGTCAACCGGCTTGCAGCGCGCCAGCTCGTTTATGTCACCGTTCTCCGTCTGAACCGTCGCCTTTATGGCGGTCGCATCGTCGCACGCTCTGAAGCTGAGGCCGAATGGGTCGCATTCGGGCGCGGCCTTGGCGAAGAAATCGTCGGCACTCTTGCGCGCACCGGCCCATGGGAGGGGATTTCGTCATGACCAATTCCGCCAAGGCCATTCATGCCGGCTTCCGCCAGCTCGGCATTACCGAGGATGACGACAAGCGCGCCCTCTATGTTCGTGTCACGGGAGAGTCACGCCTGTCGCTCATGTCGGCCGACCAGGAGGGTGCGGTACTTACCGAATTGCGCCGGCTCGGGTTCAAGACCGTCGAGCGCCGGCCGAACGGAACGGCGAAGCTCACCGGGAAGTTTGCGAGGAAACTCCAGGCCATGTGGATCGCCGCCTGGAACCTTGCTGTGGTGCCGGACCGCGATGACGCCGCGCTGATCGGCTTCGTCAAACGGCAGACGGGCCTCGACGGTATCCGTTTCGTCCACCATGCGGACGATGCCCGCGCCGTCATCGAAGCCATCAAGGCACGCATGAAGCGCGATGCCGGTGTCCAGTTCGGGACCGACCAGGGCTGCAACTGGCTCACCAGCGATGTCGCCAAGATGGCCTGGGCCCAGTGGCGGATCATCCGGCCCGACGCCGGCTTGATGGTGCGCAAGGGCTTTGACGATGCGGTCGCAGCGGCGCTCGGCCGGCCGGTCACCATGCTCGTCAATCTGTCCGACCGGGATTGGCAGACGGTGATGAAGGCCCTCGGCCCGCGCGTTCGTGCAGCCCGAAAGGCCGGCACCCCATGACAGCGCCCCTCCACGTCACCGACCATGCCATCCTGCGATACCTGGAGCGTGCGCATGGCCTCGACGTGGAGGCTGTGCGTCGGCACATCGCCACCCGGTGCGCCACCGGCGCCGAACTGCGGGCGGCCACCGTCATTGTCGAGCGCGTCAAATTCGTTCTCGCAGATCGCGGCGCGGACCTTGCCGTCGTCACCGTGCTGAAAGCACGCTGGCCGGTCACACCGGAGGCCATGAAATAATGACCCTATTTCTCGGATTTCTCTCGTTCTCGGACCACAAGCCTACGGTGAACCTTGGGGCCCTTCGCTGTGGATCTGAGGGCGATCCAGCTGACACTCACAGAGATGAGCCAGAGCAGGAAAATCATCACCTCCATGGCATCCGGCGCGCGATCGGCTTCTACGAACCTGCCGAATGCCCCCAAGCACTGGAAGGCGATGAACAGCCCGGACACGACGAAATAGGTCGTGTAGGCGATCATCAGAATAATCTCCACCAAGTCGATTGGTTGCTCCATCAGCGGCTTGCCGCAGTGGACGCAAGCCTCCGCCTCATTCGAGACCGTACCTGCGCAATCGAGGCATACGACCAGACCCATATCATTCCCCTCCACATGAACTTGCGATCTCCTATCAAGGAATGCTCGCAACGAAAAGGCGAGTGATCACGATGCCGCACGCAGGTATGCCGCTTTTCGAAATACAAACGTTGGACGCCATCAAAGAGGCCCGTGAAGACCTCTTGAAGCGCCTTCAACGCGGTGGCGTCGATGCCCATACCCGGATCAAGCGCGAAGAGCGCCTCAAAAATCTCACTGCTCGGCAGATCGAAATCGAAACGATGCTGCATCTGGGGAGGCAGTGACGATGCGGCGGGAACTGCCTGCGCTAATCCGTGAGATTGCCGATATCGTCGGCCTGGCGGCGGCGCTGAAGCTCGCCGAGGCGAAGGGCGGCCAGCAGATATTCATACCCAACGAGATGCCTGGCGATCACTGGTTGGTTGACCTCCTTGGTGAAACAGCGGCAAATGCTCTCAGCGCCTACTTCACCCACGAAACCGGCGAGCATCTCCAGATCCCAAAGGCGGAGATACTGCGCCAGCGTAGTCGGATGACCATGGTGAAGACGTTGCTGGCGGAAGGGCGTTCCGCCAACGATATCGCGGCCATCGCCGATCTTTCGCGCCGCGACGTGTTCCGCAAGAAGAAGCAGCTCCGCGAGCGCCAGGAACATCCTCAGCTTGATATGTTCGCCCTGAAGAAGACGCCTTCGGGGTGACGCGCGACACCACCGCTGAACATCCCTTCCTATCCGATACTGCCCCCGACCGTTGAACCGGTTTTCGGGGGCTTTTCATGAAATTCGATGCTTGGGTGATTAATCGCCTGCTCGCCCATGGCGCCTATGCCGGCAAGGCCGACGACGCGCCTGGCCGCATGATGATCGAGGGCCTGAGGCGTTTCCAGGCGGCAGAGGGCCTTCCGGTGACCGGCTCGGCGAATGAAGCCACCGTCACCGCCTTGCGCCGCTCGTCCGCCCCGCCGAACGCCAAGCTCATCATCGCACCGGACGCGCCCACCGAGCCGATCTGGATGCGCGAGGCTCGCCGCTATCTTGGCCTTCGCGAAGTCGTCGGCCGTGGTTCCAACTCCATCATCATGTCCTGGGCGAAGCGCCTTGGCGGCTGGGTCGCGAGCTTCTACGTCAACGACGATATTCCATGGTGCGGCCTTGCCGTCGCGGCCTGGGTCGCGGTGACACTGCCGCAGGAGGCCT